TCTTTCACCGAACCATCGGTCGTCGTACCGTTGAGCGTGTGAGTCCATGTTGGGCCACTGCCGGTGGTGCCTGCGGTGGTGCAGACCTGCGCGTTGCCCTGGTCGTCTATGGTGTTCCAGCCGAGCTTCACTACTGTCGTCGCGGTATAGTTGAACAGAACGTAGTCCTGCTGACCGGCCACAGTGACGAAGCCGGAGATGACACGGTTCCAGCGCCATGCGAATGGTGCGCCGCAGATGGTCTGGAGGACGGTGTTGGCCGAGGTAAGGGCAGGTTCGAGGAAGTCGCCTTGAGCGTTACCCCTACCGAAGTTCATCTTCTTGGCCCACTCAGAAGTCTGGAGAAGAGAAATAGAACTAGATGCGGACATTATCTGCTACTCCAGGGGCCGTACGGGTACGCGGCGCTGATCTGTGCTGTGCCCCAACCGTTGTCCATGATGGACGCGCCGGGGTAGAAGCCGTAGTCGTCTTCCTCACGGTCGGCCTGGCGTACTGCCTTGTCGAGCGCTTCGAGGAATAGCTGCCGTTCGAGTGTGTACTTCGAGCGTACTTTTGGATCAGGGTTGCGACGGTAGCACTCAGCGAAGAATCCTTGCTTGAACGTCCAGGCGTAATCGTCTGGTATCGGTTCGAGCGTCTGTTCGAGATTCGCGAATCGCGGAGCACGCTTCTGGGCTTCGACAACGATCTGCCAAGCCACACCGTTTTGAGGCGGAATGGGGTTCAGGCGGAAGCCTTGGCCCTTCGGGTTGATCGCGGTCCATACGGCGGTACCGTCCGTCACGGTGGTCGCCACAGCGGTGGGATTCGGGATCGTCGGGTAGGTAGGGTTTGCAGGCCAGGTTGGCTGCGTCGAGCCACAGGTACCGAAGGTCGTCAGCGTCCAAAGGTTGCCGTTGGGGTCAGTGATGCAAGTCGTGGCATTGGTCGGCTGGCTCAGGATACCGATGGGGTTCGTGTAGATCACGCCGGGGCCGGGGTTCTGCAAGCCGCCGAGGTTCGGGCCTATGTTGATGGTGTCGCCGCCGCTGTTCGTCGCGGTGGGGCCAAGAGGGTTTGCGCCCCAGGTGCCGGTCTGCAACAGATCGTTCGGGAGCCAGCAAATCTTTCCTGGGTCCGCGTTCTGCTCATACGTCACGTCGAGGTCTTTCTTCACCTCAAGCTGCTGCTTCTGTTTGGGGATGGAAGTCTGATTGATCTGCGAGGCCCACGCGTGCTCCAGCCATGCGACGTTCACGACGCCGGGGATGAAGTAATCCTGCTGGTAAGAGATGGTGGTGAAGGTAGGAACGTTGATGCGGTTCCATTTCCAGTTGTAGGGCTGACCTACGGGACCACCGTTGATGATGGTCTGCATGACATCGTTGGCGATGGACAGGGCCGGTGCGTTGGAGAAGCCGCCAGTGGCGAGAGCAGGAGACACATCGCCTAGTGAACCGGCGTCGTCAACGATCTCCTGTAACTTTATATTTGAATTTGCTCCTGGCATTATAGGTCTCCAATACAACAAAAGCGCCCTCGTACGTATACGAGGGCATGTTGCGCGACCGGCTATCACGGTGCTTGCTTGGGTTTCACATCGGCAATCGCTGCCGGGCTTGTTTCGGTTTTTAGCGCAGGTTGGTCGAGCGCGTGGCTTCGCGGTAGAATGCTCCACCGTCAGAGTAGCGGAACTGTACCGAGCCGGAAGGTGAGTTACGGGTCGGGAAGTTCAGCGCAGTCTTGTAGTCGGCATAGGCGTCGAGGTAATCTTCGCGCTCATTGAAGTCATCAGCAATGGGCGGCTTCCATGTCTTACCGCAACGCATACAGCGAATGTTCACGTCACCGTTACACATAGTGTGCTTCATCACCGCGTACTGCGGATCGTCGCCTTGGCCGCCGACATAGCCAGCCTGGCCGTTGCCACCTTTGCGGTGGTTGCATCTGTCCTGCGCTTTGGTCTGGTTGCGGAAAGTGTCTTTCAAAGACTGGCCGTTGGTGATGGCCTTCTGGCCAACGTTCTCGGCTTTCATCTTACGCTCATCGACGCGCGCCTGGATGTCCTGAAGGTTCAAGGTCTTCTCAAGCTGTTCGAGTTTGAGGTTCTCAAGCTGGAGTTTTTGAATCTCAAGCTGGATTTTCTCACTCTCGGTCAACTCTACCTTGGGGGCTTTCTGCTGCTGATTCTGCTGGTTCTGTTTCGGCGCCTCGGGCGCGGGAGCGCCTCCAGCAATACTTTCCAAATTCTTATTCTGCTCTGTCATCATCCCTCCTCTGGGATTGTTACTCGCCTAGCGAACTTCCGGCATTTCGGAAGGACTGTAGCATGGCGTTGTAGCGGTGGAACTGCTCAGATTCTTTTGGTCTACCGTACGCTTTGATAGCGGCTTCCTCGGTAAGGTATCCACCGAGAACAGTCTGCAACAAGCATGTACGCCATCCGCGACGGCGCTCTGCCAGCGGGACACCGTGCTCATCGAAGTTCATGATCGAGAGTTCAGGCATCTGGCCGTACTGGACCCAGCATACTTTCTCGAAGTCTGCGCCGGGCGCGCGGGGCGGTTGCGCCCACAGGACTACCTTGTCGAGATGCACATGCTGGCGGTAGTGGCAAGCCAAGCCTGTACCTCGAAGTATGCTGATGAACGTCGCGTGATCCATGACACGCCCGATGCGCGCGCCGGTATCGGCGTACTCGTCAGGGCTCATGAACTGGTACTCTTTGGACATCGAGTTGCTGAGTTCTTTTTGCTCGGCAAGCTCTTCCAGGTTTTGATTGCTCGGTTTTACGTCGTACCGTTTCTCAGCGTACTCGGCCACGGCCTTTTCAAGCTGCGGTGTGAGGCGCTCGGTCATCTCTGCCTGATAGGTTTCCCACGGAGCCTTCTCGCTCAGGCGGGTTCCCTGCCCTGAAAATACTGCTTCTTTGTGTTCCAAGTCTCTCCTCTTGGGTGGTGCAAATAACGTGTCTGCCATTCAGTGACGTTCGCGCGATGAACATTACACACTGATGGCAGTGACTCTAAGCGCCTGGCCGGGCTAACTAGAATCAAAGTGACGGTTGGTTGGCGGTTCAGTAATCCACCTTGCCGATAACTTGGGCGTCACGAAACTTTTTATTGGGTTTGTTCGCTCGTCTGAGACTGCACCAATTTGAACTTCTTGATGATCTCCTCGACCATGTAGTCATAGTCCTCTGGGCCACAATCAAACAGAGCGTTCCCCCAGAGTTCCCCAAATGCTAATCTTGCTTTCGTATCGGTTTCGCAGAGAGCATTGAATAGGTTGTCAGCACTCTGGCCGACACGTTCTACTTTTCTCCGCAGTGATTTATTGACGATGCGCAGCGCCCGGTTGTGATGCCGGGTAGCGCTGCGCAGATCGTCAGAGCAGTTTTCACAAGCCATTGCGCGTCTCCTCTTTCGCTCAATCGTTGTCGTACTGGTTGATTGTTACTGAACCACCTTCACGTTGATCGCACCGTATACCTTGTTGATCGGCAAGCCGTTCATGGGGTTACCTGCGGATACGACGTTGCCTACTCCGTTGTTGAATGCCGGATAGTTCACATCAACTTGGGAGTGCCCGAGGGCGACGGCGGTCAGAAGGCCGGTCGCGGAAACGGTCGCGGCGCTGGGCGAGTACGAGACGTACGTAAGTGCAGTCGTCTCTTCGCTCGTCGCGGTCGCGGCGTGAGTCTCGGCGGTCGCGGCGGGATTGGTCAATGTTAGCGTGGTCGCGCTGGATGCGGTAGCAATGAACGTGCCATTGTTATTCGCGCCAACAAAACCGGCGACTACAAAGTCAAAGCCTGCGAAAGCGTTGGAACCACCACCAGTGATGGTGCCGGTGTAGACGGCGACGGCGGTCTGGTCCTGTGCGGTTCCTGCGTGGGTCTCGGCAACACCGGTGGTGCTGATGAGTACGAGCCCGGTAGCACTCGAAGACGCGCATTCGAAGATGCCGTTGTTACCGGCATTGACGAATCCAGCAATCGAGAACAGGCGGCCCTCAAAGGCGTTGGAAGCTCCGCCAGTGATCGTGCCGGTGACAGTAGTGAATCCGTTCACCGCTGCCGAGGAGGCAGTCAGGACGTAAGGTACGGGCGTGGCAGCGGCGACGGCAGTGAGCACGAGGGCCGAGCCAAGGGCTACCGAGTTACCGGCAGCGTCGGCCAGGACGGGCTTGAGCTGGAAGGTGGAAGGGTACCCACTGGTTCCGCTGGTTCCGCTCAGAGACAAGATAACGCCATTCTTCCCTGAAACGTTCGACAGGGGGTTGACATTACCTGTGCTCAGGATCGCAGCCGCGACACCGAGACCGGTAGTTGAATTGAAAGCCATTTTTGTTTGTTCCTTTCAAGAACGAATCAAAACACAAAGAAGCGGCGCCTCTCCCTAAATACTGATGAGGAGAGGCGCCAGGGTCTTAGCTGATCGCGGAAGCGGCGTCGATCTCGCGGATGCGGATCGTGGTGTCGGGACCGAGGCTGGTCGTGAAGTGAACCTTGTAGCTGGTCCATCCAGGGATCAAACCTTCTGGGTCGGCAACGCTGTTAGGCGCGTTCTGCGTGATGTTCGGCTTGATGTTGTTCCACTCGCCGTCACCATACTCCGTGTCACCCTGCGCTCCGAGCTTGATGCTGTAAATGCCATCACGTCCGAAGATATAGGTGCGAAGTGCGGTCAACCCGGTTACGGCCTTGTAGTTCGCGGTCGAAGTAACCTGGTTGGTCTGGAAGAAGTGAACGCCAGAACTCGGCAGCTCGATCATCTCGGTCAAGTCCGTGCTGATGAGGTCTTCCATACGGGCAAGGCCAACCGGCGTGTGCTTGAGGATGTCGATGGGCGAGTTGTTGCTCACGTCCGACAGAACATCGCCGAGTGCGAACGGATGGATTACTCCACAGAACGCCTTGGATGCTTCATCGTACGGACGAACCGAACGGCCTGCGAGGGACTGCACGGCGTTACGAATCTGGTTGAGGCTGAGAGTCGTAAAGCTCGAAGTGCTGGTCGCGGCAAGCTGGGTCAGAACGCTGGAGTCAACTGCGACTGCACCGTCTGCGGTCGCGCGAACGAGACCGGAGAGACTCTCGCCGAGGCGATACGCCATCTCACGCGCAACGTTCTCAATCGTGTTGTCGATGGCGGTGGCCAAGGACAGCGAAGAGAAGTTCGCGAAGTCGGCATATTCGCCGATGGTCGCGGTGGTGTTCAGGACGGAGACGGTGATGCTGTTCCCCACGGTTCCTTCGGTGGTCTGCGCGGTGTTCGCGGCCAGAGGAACATACATGAACATCTCGTACTGGTTACCGGACTTCATGGGGAGGTCCAGGCGCTCGGAGCATGCTACGAACGGGGTCTGAGCCTTCAAGTTCTCGCGGAACTTCT